TGCGAAATTATATCCTTTATACAGGGAAGCACCCTTCCTTAGAGGGGCTTCAAGAAGATACGCTTGAAAACAAACTAGGTATTTTTACTCCTGACAAAAACTACGAAGGTGATTTACAAGCCGACCAACTCCTGCAAGTCCTCACTAAAAGACAAAGAACTGTTGCCTCCCTCCTCAATGAAGGCAAAACCCGAAAAGAAATTTCCGATGAGTTACAAGTTTGCATACAGGCGATACACCAAATTGTTTTAAGGATTAGGAAACGATTAAACCAAAGAGGCAGGGTTGCATATAAGCCAGCGAGGCAAAAACCCAAGAAACTAGACGACACTACAAAAACCTTGATTTATATATTAAGATTAAGCCAACCGAATTTGACCAGTGAAGCGGTTTACAATAATTGGTATAAACATCCTGTCTTAAAAGATTATGACAAACCAAAGTTTGAACAAATCCAAAAAGCATTTACAGAGAAATGAAAGCACGCCTGGACCGAAGCCTCTTGACCTCGACGACACCTTTACGAAATTAAGACCCTTCTTGCAGTTAGGTTACTCATTCCACAAGTCCTGTCTTTACGCTGAAATTCCTTATACGACAGCCCTTCCTTATTACCAAGAAGTTGAAGAATTTCGCACTAAAATTGAGCGTGAGCGAATTTTGGTTAATGTTCAGGCACGAAGAAACATATTTAATGCTATTGCGACAGGGGATTTGAAAGTGTCCCTTGAGTGGCTAGAAGCTATGGAGAAAGAAGAATTTAGCAAGCTGCAAGAAATTAAGGATGTTACTCCTATTGATGAAGGCATAATCCTTTTAAGAGAAATTATAATGGCAAGAAGGCTCAAGGTCAGGGAAAAAAATGAATTACCAGCGCCTAAAGCAGAAGAATAACGGACACAAGGCTATGCAAATTACAGTCTGTAAGCGTTGCGGTGCTTGGAAAAATGTTTGGGGAATTGCGCCTTGCAAGCAAAGACCGCCTGAAAATGAAAAACGAAGAACTATACCGCATCTTTAAACTCCACGACAAACCAATCGAACTGTCTCCTATGCAGAAGGTGATTTTTTACGAGATAATTGATTTTAGCCACATACGGACACAGATTATAGCCCCGACCCAATACGGCAAGACTTTAACAGTTGCTCTTGCTATTTTAACCGCAGCGGTTGGGATGAGTGAAAGGTTTACTGTCCTTGCCCCTTCCGAAAAAAAAGCTAGGATACTGATGAACTATTGTATAGAACACCTTTTTGATTCCGAAGTTTTCCTTTCTGCATTGGATTTAGATCCTAACATTACTTGGGACAAATTAAGAAGGGAAAGGACAAGGACTAACCTTAGTTTCAAAGGCGGAGGCGGAATACAGGTATTAAGCCTTGACGCAAGAAATACAAGAAGAAACATTGAGGCCGTTATGGGTTTTGGCGGAAACAGGCTGATCCTCGACGAAAGTTCCTTAATTGACGACCCCCTCTATGCAACTGTTAAAAGAATGTTAGGGGGTTATAAATACTCCGATACTTTCCTTTTGGAAATAGGCAACCCTTTTTACCGAAACCATTTTTACAGGACTTGGAACTCAGACCTTTACCACAAGATTTTTATTGATTACCACATAGGATTACAAGAAGGCAGGTATTCTCCTGAGTTTATTGACGAAGTTAGAGACGAGGCTTACTTTGACATTTTTTACGAATGCAAGTTTCCTGAACCTGACCAGTTAGACGCAAGGGGTTACAGATTTTTAGTTACGGACACAGAATACCAGAAGTCTTTAATAGAAACTCCTGTGCCTGACGGGGAGTTAAAACTCGGAGCAGATATAGGAGCAGGAGGCGACTTTAACGTTTTTACTGTCAGAAGTCAGAAGTGCGCTTGGGTTGAAGAAAAAAACCAGACTCAAGACACAATGACTAATGTTAATGTTATCCGCGATATAATGAAAAAAAGGAAAATAACTGCCCGAAATGTTTTCGTTGACGATATAGGCATAGGCAGAGGAGTTACTGACCGCCTGAAAGAGCTAGGGATTAAGGTTAACGGAATATCCTCGGGGGCAAAACCTAAAGACACCACCAGATACAAAAACATTAAAGCTGAAATGACTTGGAACTTCCGCAAGTGGATTAAGGAAGGCGGAAAACTCGTCAAGAATGAAGGTTACAACCAAGTCCTTTGGATTAAATACAAAGTTTCAACCGACAAGGTTATACAGATAGAGCCGAAGGATGAGTTAATGCAAAGGACAGGAAAATCCCCCGACTATTTTGACTCCCTTGCTTTAACTTTTGCTCCCCAGAAGCCAGAGCCAAAAATACGCTTTATTTGAACCAAAATTGCCTGTTTTTGAACCTGCCTCGGATTTGACAGCGTTCGCAGGACTGAAAATCACCGATTATAGGTTTACCACTTCTTAACCCTCAAGGTCAAAAAAGCCCGAAAATAGGACGCTTTATAATCAATATATATGGTAGTGGTTTGCAAATTCTGTTTTGAAAACCGAAAGTGCCGATTATACAGGCAGCTTCCGATATGCGAAAAACACTGTTGGCGTAAAAGAAAATTCCTATACAGAGTTTATTTAATCCGAAAGGAGGTGACTAAAAAATGCTAGACGATTTACAAGAAGCGGTTAACTGTTTAGCTTCGGGACACACTTGGTATAAGGTAGAGTTTGCAGAGGAGATTTGCAAAGCCTTTGGGCTTGAACTCCCGAAAAGACTCATTGAGACATACCACAGCCAACACGAAGCAAACCCCACTAACCATTACAAAGGACTATTCCTTAATCCTGACGTAAAGTTTCCTGTCAGTGGGGTTAGTAGTGAACACTTGTCTGATTATATTGCTTATGAGCTTTTGGGGTATACTCCCTCCTCAGGGTTTTTGGGCAGGGGTTTTGGCGCACAGGCCAATGCAAGGGAAGTCCAAAAGGTGCTAGGACTTTAATCGGGTATAGTTAAAGTATGGGCGGTGGCGTAGTGCGACCGCCCTTACTTTTGTATAAGAAGCAAAGATTAACAAGTTAAAATAGTTTTAGTATGGGACTTTTTGATTTCTTGAAGAAAAAAGAATTTAACCCGAGGATTTTTTCCTCGTTGACTTCACATTCTGCCCCGATAATGAAAGGGGAAGATTACCTCAGAGCCTACAAAGGGTGGGTTTATACTTGTGTTAAAGCAATAGCAGATGAAGTTGGAACATTGGATTTAATCCTCCAGACTCGGAAAAATGATCAATGGCAGGACGTTGACCAACATATAATTTTAGACTTACTTAATAATGTTAACGGCTTTAACACCTTTTCTGATTTGCTCAAGGGAACAGAGAGCTACCTTGACTTAGTTGGTGACGCATTCTGGTATTTGCCTAAAGGAGACAAGACAAACAAACCTATTGAGATATGGTTGCTTAACCCGATTAAAATAACCATAGTTAAAAGCGCAGAGAAAATTATCGGAGGTTATATATTCCACAATGAGAGGGGAGACAAAATTCCTCTTGAGACTTCAGAAGTAATAAGGTTTGCAGAATTTAATCCGACAAGCAGATTTAATGGGCTGGGGGCTTTGCAGGCTGCTGCTGTTGCAGTTGACGTTGACCGCTATTCGGCAGAATGGAACAAAAACTTTTTCTTTAATGCTGCAATTCCTTCCGCAGTCTTAGAAACAGAAGAGGATTTAACCGACGAACAGTTTGAAAGATTGAAACAGGAGTGGAACGACCGATATACCTCATTAGATAATGCCCACAAATTGGCAATCTTACAGGCTGGATTAAAATACAAACCCGCTCAACTAAGCCAAAAGGATATGGAGTTTTTGGAACAGAGGAGATTTAGCCGAGATGAGATTTTGGCGATATTCCGAGTTCCAAAGACTATCCTCGGAATTACTGAAGACGTTAACAGAGCCAACGCGGAAGCTTCCGAGTATGTTTTTGCTAAAAGAGTTGTCCAACCGAAAATGCAGTTTATTACTGAAAGACTTAATGAGTTTTTACTTCCAATGTTTGGACTTGACGATAGGTTTTGGAGATTTGATTTTGAAAGTCCTGTTCCGCAGAACCGAGAGCTTGAGCTAAAGGAAAATGAAACAGGACTCCGTGCTGGCTATATGACTATAAACGAAGTTAGGGGAAACGAGGGATTAGATCCAATAACCAACGGTGACCAAGTTTTTATTCCTTTTAACCTTTACCCAGTAGGCGGAACTGAAACCAAGTCTGTAGTTAAAGTTACAAAACAGACCCAAGACGAAAAGCATAGAGAGTTTGTTAACAAGCGGGTTAGGTTTTTAGTTACCGAAATTAAGAAACAAAGCCCAGAGTTTAAAAGGGTTCTGGACAAAATTATCAGGCAGATAGCCGAAAGGATAGCCGATTTTACAAAGGCGATCAATAAAGACGCAGTTGACGACCTAATTTCCTTGATTTATGAAACTGAAGATGGCGACCTTTTGATAGTTAAAGAACAGACCTTTCGAACCTTACAAAGAAGTTTTGTAAAAGGCGGCACTGCCAGCATGGGAACTCTCGGAGTTGACAACCCCTTTAACGCTACAAACGAAAGGGCGGTCGAATGGCTAGACCAGCACGCACTTGAAACTGCCAAGTCCGTGAACGGCACGATTAAAGAGCGGGCGGCTGAAATTATCAGAGAAGGCGTCCGAGATGGTTTTAGTAACAAAGAGATTTCCGATTTTATAGTCGAGCTTACAGATGAGGTTACTCCTGCAAACGCAGACCGAATCGCAAGGACAGAAGTTGTTAGAGGTTACGCGGAAGGAAGTCTTGAGGCATACCGACAAAGCGGAGTAGTTATCGGTAAAACTTGGCTTACAGCAGGTGATGACAGAGTCGAGGAAGATTGCTTAATGAACGAAGACGATGGCGCAATACCTTTAAATGCAAGTTTTTCCTCGGGAAATTCCGCCCCTCCTGAACATCCTAATTGCAGGTGTGTCCTTGTTCCTTATACGGGCAATGAACTAGAGCTGACAATGTTTGATAAATTAGAAGCAAGAATTAAAGAGGAGCTTGACCGAGTGAGTATTACAATAGACAAACAACTAAGGGAAGGAAGACAGGAAGCAAAGGACGAAGCCACAGGGATTTTAACAGAGGCAAAAAAGGAAGCCAAAAAAATAGTTTCCGAAAGCGTTAAGGAAGCGAAACTTGAAAAAAAGGCTATCCTTAAAGACCTTACAAAAATTCGTGAGGAAGCTTTGGAAACTAAATATGGCAAAGAAGAATGACACCCTTAAAAAAATTGATAAGGAGCTGGGAGTTCCTTTAAAGGGCGAAGAATTTTACTTACTGAAACAGCACTCCAAGCTTGTTATTGCCAAAACCAGTCAAATACACGATTTGCTCGTTGATATGGCAAA